GGCCTTGGTCACCTCGTAGTGACGACCAGCCCCATATGCCATTTCGCCATAGTTCCAGTACATACCTTCCCGCAAACCGAAAGAGTCATGCTCATCGAGGCCGTACCAATCTTTGGCAATCTTTTCCATCACTTCATCAGGATCACCAGCGGTTGCGAACAGGATGGATTGTTGAACCTCGAATTCACCATACTGCTCGTCTATGTTTCCAACATAATATTTCATGCTAAATCTCCTAGTCTTACTATTCCGGTGTCTTGCATAGTCTCATCGGTCTTATAATCTTCGTCAGTAACACCCTTGTTAGGCAAAGATATCCAATCAACCACCGGCTTTTCATCGTAGCAATCTTCATCCAAGACACGAATTCTCATCGCATCCGTAAATTTATCATCAGGATCGCTGCTAGTGGTTTTCCAGTTTTCTGTCTCGCCCCAGTGCAACTCAACTTCATAGCCCCTCGCAGTGACTGTCAGTGTTTTAAACTCCGGATCGATGGTCAACTCGCAACCCTCAAAAGGCACGGCATAAAAACACTTCGATAAACCGCCCTTCTTGGCTGGTATAACCCAGTTATATTCGTCGCGCTTTTTCCCGAATTCTATGATTTCATGTAACATGTCCATTAGCAAAATACCTCCTTACCAAATGTACCTAGCTGGATGATTAAGTCATAGTCATAGGCATCCAGTTGACCAATATCATCGAACACTTTGCCGCGCCGATAATCATCAAGCAGTGCAATGCCTTCGACAATTACATCAAAAGAATTCCTGTACCAGCGTGTAGGCTGCGGCTCACCGTCATCCACATGCATAATAATTTCGAAATTCTTTTCGACAATTTCCTTGCCAGACTTCAGATCGTTGCCGCCAGTGTGGATGTACTCGATCCAGTGGTTGCTGCCACCCTCGAGCGCACCAACCCAAATGCCTTCGGCAATCTCTTCCCACTCCGCCCTGTTTGGCGAATACACCAAATGAATTGTCGGCATACCAGCGCAACCCATTTGAACTTCTGCATCAATAGTCATTTTATGTCTCCTCGCTTCAAAGCATTTGTGATTAACTGGTTCGACAACGCATGTCGGTCATGCGGCTTCCTCTTGTTAGAATAAACGTCAATGCGTCTGAACACTTCTTCGATTACTGAAACCGTAGCGTCAATGCTGTCATCATCAGGACAGTGACCTTCAACGTGCTGAACCCATCCGCCATCGCGTAAACTTTCCATATCATCCAACAAGCAGGCTTTTAGCTGTTCGTTGGTCATGTCTTTTAAATAGTTCATTCTATTACCCACCCTTCCTCGATTAACTGCTGGGCAATGTCGTTAGCAAACCGATGGTCAATGACCAAGGCATCGCCCCAACGAATATGAAAATCATCAGTGCCTTCACACGCCTGATCCAAATTGTCCTTGGCTGCACCATTCAATGGCTGGCACAAGAATATAGAACCGTGGTTCTCGAACCTGTAATCAACTTGCTGCATTACTTCGCCCCCTTTGCTTTGCGGATCATCTCGACCACCTCTTCATAAGAATGCTTCACGGCATAGCCATTGACCGATGCATAATGCTCAATGTAACTCTCGACAGCATTGACCTGCCTTCTGATCCTGCCAGACATCACCGAAAACTTTGAGTCGCAAAGATAGTAAGAACCACCATCACGAAGCTTAAACTCCAATTCAATCATCTTATCCATTCTTCTTACCTCCATAAGCAATTCGCTTGGACATAGCCGCCTTCAACCACGCCCGATTGTTTATAGCCAGATGCAAGACCCGCGCGCCTAGTGTCGGCTTGCGTAGTCCTACGGTGATATGGGCTGTTCGCGGATTAGACTTCATAGGACACAATCCATTCATCCTCAAAACAATCAACCCAGCCCTGTAGATATTCTGGGAGCATGATCAGGCCACCATTCTGGTTGAACGGCGTCTCAACACGGTCGCCCTCACCATAGATATCATAAGAAAAGCGGTAGGTTTCGAGGTGATCTCTGGCCTCATCATTCTGCGGCATAAGCAGAAATACATCCGCGTGGCGAATAACTTTATAATCTATTTGATTAGTCTTTGTTTCCATGTCGTTGCCCCTTGAACCTCGAACCTTGCACCTATATAGTTAGGTGACTGTATAAGAGAACCGTATCAGATAAATCCCATATAGTCAAAGCACAAAATGCAGGGGCATATAATGTTTTCTACGGGTTGTTAAAAATAAAAATATTTTTTTTAAAAATGGTGTCTTATGTGTCTTATGTGTCTTGTTTGGCTTCCACAAACAGTTACAGGCGAGACACTTACAAGACAGTAAGACACTTTCAACCTCTGTTGATGGTCGCGAGATTGGATTTTTGATTTTAAAAAAATAGAAAGGCAGAAAAAACACTATGGACACTGACGATAGTTTGCCCAAGAACAAGGGCGGCAGACCCGCTGGACTGACCCAAAGGCAGCGAGAGTTTGCAAAGTTTTATGTTGATGGTCGATGGTCTAATGCTGAATGCGCTCGAAAGGCTGGCTATGCTGACGGCAGCGCAGCCCAACACGCAGCCAAGCTGCTCGATGGCAGATCATTCCCTGACGTACCCGAACTGATAAAAGAACTACGCGAGGCACGAGAGCGCAAATATGGCGTGACCTTGATGAATCAGTTGAAGCGGTTCGATGAGTTGTCTCGATCGGCGGAAGAGGCTGGTCAGTTTTCTGCTGCCATCAACGCTGAGAAGATACGTTCGAGCCTTGGCGGGTTGACCATCGATCGGCGGGAGTCAACGCACGTTCACCAGCTAGATAATATGTCGCGTGAAGATATCGTGGCGCGACTGTCTGCCATCCGCAAAGAATATCCGAACGCTTTCCCAGATCCAGAAATGAAAAGGGTTGAAGATGCCAAAGACAGAGCAGTCACTGTGGACATCGTTGAAGCAGAATTTACCGAAAAAGAGCCACTTCCAGCGGGTGGAAAATCGGACAGGGGAGGGGATGCCTGACGTTTATCTGTGCATAGATGGTGTGCCGATTTGGTGTGAGTTAAAAATAATTAAAAATCGAAAGGTTTCCATCTCAAAGTCACAGATTGCATGGCATCTCTCGCATACTAGGTGTAATGGCGTAAGTTTTTTCCTGTTACACTGCCCCTCTGAGGGCGATGTATTATTATTTGACGGCGGTTTTGCGGTCGAGTTGCAAGGATCGAGGATCGATGACCTGCGTTCTGCGGCTCGATGGTGTGGTGATATACGATCTGCGCCCTTGGCGCTGCGCGCCTGCGCCCTAGAGTCGTGGTTCGGGGGTCGATGACCTGCGGCCTGCGCCCTCGATCCTGCGGCCTGCGGCCTGCGCCCTCGATCATATGATATAGGTATAAAGAAAATACCCTGCCATCCGATAGGATGGCAGGGTATCAGGGGAAACCCTAGTGAAGAACGATAGCAATTGATTTAGCTTTGATCGAAGCACCCGCGCAAAGCTTGCATGTGTCGCACGTTGCCCGCCGACCTGCTTCCTTGCTGGCAGGGCATAGCACCTCTGACCCTTTCACGACCTCTTCAACGTCATTTATGACGCGGAATGTGCGCTTGCTGTCTTTCCAAGCTTGGACGGCCTGCGTTAATGTGTCCGCGCTGATCATATAACGGCCTGCGTCAACGTCAACGCCTGCAAGGTCGTCTTGATGGCTATAGGCTGTATGGCCGTCGGCCTCGCTCAATAGGCTGTCCCAAATATAATTTGGAACCGCTGCGCCGTCGCCGTATGTACCAACCCGAACCATGCGACCCGCGCCAAGCTTTGCTATAGCTTCATGACCCTGCGCCGTTGGATAGGCGTTTTTCTGAACCTGTTTCCAGACATTTAAAACACCTTGGAATAACGCAACGTAGCATGTGCGGCCTTTGGCATGCTTGCCCGGGGCGTCTATGTCTTGCGCTTCGCCCCTATGCTTGCAATTGCCGCAGATTGAATAGTCATTGCCAAGCTTGTTATTCAGCATTGGGTCAAGGCCGTTATCGCACAAGATATATGTTTGCACCATGTTACCTGTTTTAGAATTGCTGCTTTTGGTTATAGCGACAACGACAATATTCTCTTCGGGGTCAATTTGTGACGGCCCGCGATATATGATTGAGTTTTGTGTTTTCATGATTTTTCCCCTTCATGAGTTAATAGAGAAAGCTTATCGGATTTTATGGGATATCGCAAGCCCTAAAATCTGCGGCCTGCGTCCCGCTGCGGCCTGCGCCCTGTCATATAAAAGAACGCCCGCAAGCGAAAGGATCGAGCACCTTGGCACTCGATCCTAGGTTGATTAGAAGTTAAACGAGAACGTGCCGTCATCCATAAACGCCACCAGCTTCGTTTCTGGTACCAGCTTGTCACCATTCAAGCGATACTCAGCGGTCGGTATTATGCTCGAGCATCCTCGTTTCTTTTTGCCGATGGTGATTAACTTGCCATCGCTCGATGAGTCAGGCCAGATCTTGTTGTGCTTGGCTAGTGTCTTGCCCGCCTCAGTCAAAGACTTTGCAGTCGACCAGATAACAAATCTGCCGGTGGCCGCTGCCTGAGTGTGGTAGTAAATTTTAGCCATAATTACCCCCTATTCATATCTTGAATTGAAAACAAACAGCCAAGGATTGACCAAGGCAGGCCAACGCTGGCGATCGATATCATACCGATGCCGGTGACGATGGCGAACATGTCATCGATAAACAGACAGTGATAGCCAGCCAGTCCAACGGTACTGGTGGCGATGATCATCATACCCCAAACGTATGTCATACGCTTGGCGACTGTTCTTCTATGTGCAACGAATGCGTGTCTCATAGTATAGTCCCCTTCTATTTGGTTTACCGTTTCGTCCTTTTGG